TAAGAATTTAGAACTTAATTCAACAACTAAAAAAACTCCAATAAGCACTAGAATGGAAATGGCCACTCTTTTCAAAAAACCTCCAAATTGTATAATCAATCTTTTTATATGATCTTTAATTGTTGAAAGCCTTACGACAAAAAAATTTAAAATTTTTGTGCACAATGATTTAAATTTAATAATAAACTAAAGTAGTTAAGGGCCCGTGTGCTAGGTGAACCAAATTAATGGGGATCCTATCTTGACAAAGTCATAGAATACTGGGTGTACGTGGATGACCACTTCTTACTCAGCAGCGACACAGCCAGCCCTTACTAATTAAGGCAACTTAATGCCAAAACTGCTCCAACCAGTTATGCTCCATACTATCAAAAGCGTCAGGCACGGGGGCCATCCCAACTTCTGAGAGCGCAGAGTTTACTTGGTCGAGAAAACTGCTATAGAACTTCTTTCCGTGAGCTCGGGCAAACCGCAAAGCATTATCCAATTGTTCGTACATTTGCGCTGTATTATCAGGCGATTCGCGAATCCAGTTGGTAAGCTCATAGATTGTGTCCAGATCAATGGGTGCATTGTAAAATTTCGGGTACATTGCGTGGGGAACGAAACCTCGTTTGAGGAATCGGAGTTCGGTTATGGGTTTGGTGTGTTGTTCTTCGCCACTTTTATCAGCTGTGGTGTACTCTATTCCTTTCTGGGCGAAGAACTGAGAAAGGGAGTTGGGATGAAACCAGGTTATGATTTCGGGGGATATTGCATACATGTTGTCGTCACCATAAATGGCATCAGAAACCAACTTGAAGTAATCCTTCGGCAGCAAATCCGAACGTTGGTTGGAACGAGATAGTTTAGAAAATGCAAGCATTAAATACATCTCGCCCACAATCGTGTTCAGGATCACTGTCAACGGGTTACCACTAGGGTTCCCTTGCACTTTACGATGCAAACAGTTGAAAACAATTTGGGTGGTGTGAACAACTTCGCTCGCCATCATCATGAAGGCCCTGCGAAGCTCATATCGGGTAAAAGAAATGATAAAGGTGCCAAAGGAGACATCATATAGTTCGGAGGAGTTGTGGGAAATGGTCCAGTCAGCAATCAAAGAGAAGGCATCGAAAATCAAATCCGGGTCCAGGGTGCCGTCGTATTGACCGTAGTCGCCG